ATAAGTCATTACGAATATTCTTAGACAAGTCTCTCTCAGGAGCAGACTTTTCTTGGATTGTTCTCATCAAGGAACGAATGCCAGAGTTAGACAGGAACAGCACATCAGTGCTGGTAGTTTGAATACTGTCCCTTGCAATACAACCAATGCCCTCAACAGTGTCACTAATAGCCATTGTTGATGGCGCAGTAGCACCTGAATAAATAAGAATTTGACGCTTGCCAAAGATAAACAAAAACCCATTGTGTGCCGCAAGACCTGTGATCTGGTCAGCACCATTTACCCACACATTGTTTACATTTAAACTACCCGCTGTACCTGTTGACCATACATGGCCTGAAATTAAATCACTGAAGTAAACAGTAGAGTTAACAATTGTTGTACTTGCCGCCCACAATCGTCCAAATGCTGAGATAACAATATTGGCATCAGGAACAGTACCTACATAACCTGTCTTCTCAGATACTCTGCGATAGGTTGTGGTGCTAACAGCAGGGTCATAGATCAAAGGATTATGACCAGACTGAAAGAAGTATGTGATTGAATTTAGTGAAGCACATTGCCAGTTACTATCGGTAATAGTTGGTGCAGTACCCCCACCACCATAGGTAAGTTCTACAACAGAATTAGAGCCATCAAGCTTAAACAACTTGTTGTTGCCAGCAAACAATATAGTCAAAGTACCATCAGCTTGAACTAACTCATGGATGACCTTTACGTTATTTGCGCCTAGATTGCCACTGGAGGAATTGACTCTTGAAAACCCTTTGCGTGAACCCATACGACCATACTGGTCAATGATGCAATTTGTCGCAACCAAAGCATATCCAGCCGCAAGATCAAGAGGTGAATCTTGCGTATTCAACCCATAAAGTGCTGGTGCTGAAACGCTAAAGGTTTGTATTTGCTGGCTCATATCGCTACAAACTCCTGATTCTCAGGATAGCGAGTGCCTTCCAAAGCAATGCTGTCAGACAACATGGCTTTATACAACTGATACGCCTCAGATGACGTAAGACCACCATCTTCACCACGCTCCACCAATGCTCTTGCATAGGCATTCTGAGCCACCAAAACATCACTAACTAATACAACTGTTGAACCAGATGACAGTGTTGCTTGTGGCACTGTCAGGGCAAACTTGATTGTGTAAACACCATCAGGTATTGGGTATAGATTTACCTTAGTGTCGTAACTACCATCAACCCCATCAAAAGCAAATTCTGTAGGTATTGAGTTGACAAGTGGTGTAAAGTTTAACTTGCGGTTCATGTCCACAAAAGTGATGTTTATGAGTCCCACATTGCTTGTGGTGTTGATTACATCCATCACTTGAAACTTCTGACCAGCACCTGTCAAAGAATAAGATGCTGTTGAAGATGCAGTAGTGACTGTGATGGTTTGACCTAAAACATTCCAAGAAAAAGCGTCTTCAATTTGACGCTTTGCATCATTGACAAACTTGCCAATCAAAGTTGAATAAGCTGTTTCTGTAACAGTTGAAACTGCTACTTCACGCAACCGCACAAGTACATCGTTTACAAGTTCAAGATAAGTCATTTGCTTTCAGCCTTTGCCTTATTCCTTGCGGAGATAGCTTTAGCTTTTGCCTTTGCGTCAGCCTTTGAGGTTGCACCCCATGCCTTTAGCGAAAGAAGCAGTCTTGTTGGTTCACCATCCTTGTACTCTGCACCAGCATTGTTGCCCATGCGAGCCAAGAAACTTGATCTTCTACCAGAATCACCCGATTTCAACGGAGATTTTAAGTTTAGCCCTTCGGTTTTTTTATAAAACTCCCGACCAGCTTCATTAAGACCACCTTTTGGGTTTTGGTATTTTTTTAAGACCATTTCGATCTCTCCTTTAAGTTTACACCAGAACTTAGTGGAGTCGCAATAGCAAAGTCAAAATCTAATCCAGTTCTAATTCGCCTCATTAACGTGCTAGGTTTAAGATTGACCATTTTTGCAATCTCACTCATCGATCTGTATGAGCCATCATAAAAATACTTACCATTATTAGGGTCAAGTTTTTTATACTCAAATGGACTCCCATAAAGTTTATTTGCTTTCCAAAGTCTTTTGTATGGGATATTTAACTTTCTTGATATTTCAGAAATAGTTAAATTTTCCCCATTTAATAGGTATCTTTTTGTATTTCGCCTATTGTTTGCTTGTTCTATGTTGGTAGCCCATTTAACATTTTCTGGGTAATATCCCTTGTTAACATCAATCCTATCTAAAGAATATTCTTTAGATGGTCTTAACCCAACATCCTTGATGAACTGATAGAAACCAAATTCACCATGCCATTGGTGACAAACATCTATACCACGACCGCCATAATTTTTGTAATCAGGGGATTTTTTTGCATAACAGCGATAAAAAAGATATTTCCAAGTGCCATGTGAAAGAACTAGATTTTCAACAGTTTCTTTATCTAAGCACTCTTTAATTTTCATCACTTCACCTTTTTAGGCTTCTTTGCAGTCTTTGCCGCCTGTTTAAAGTCAGCCGCTGTAGGTGCGGCTTTAGAACCAACTTTGTTCATCTTCTCGCCAGATCCTGCGGCTATCCGAGCCCGTTTTGCGTTAATGTTTGAGTAAAGTCCCTGCTTCATGGCTTTTCCTTAGTACAGAACTTTGGCTGTGATCGTGCCAGAGGTGTAAGCAGTGCAATTTGCTCTCAAATACTTGGGAGCATTAGCTATGGTGACAATTCCATCAGCCGTCAAAGCAGTGCCAATTGTGGCAAAAGTTGTTCCATCCAAACTACCTTGAAATGCAACAGTTGCTGTTGTAATGCCAGTAACTTGCAAGAATGCGGGTTGACCAGCATCTGCTTGAACAGATTGAGATGCACCAGTAGCAACAACTGCGCTTAGAAGCGTTTTTGCGCTTGATAGTGAACTCATTTACCTCTCCCTGATTTCTTCATCATGTTGGTAGCAGTCCTGCTACCACGGGTAGGCATAGGCATCTTGGGTTTGCCAACTGCAATCATTACAGTCACAGGCACACCCTTTTTCTTGCCCTTGCTTGTAGTCTCTTTAGCCTTACCACCCATAGTTTTTCCGTACATAGTGTTCCCCTTATTTCCAGAGTCTGTCAGCAACAAAGGTAATCACACCGCCCATAAATGAAGCGATTGTCATACCCACCCAAAAACCACCTTTGCCTTTGTTGGCAAGTTCAAGCAATGACTTAACATCTACACTAAGTTGTGAAACTTGACCATGTAGAGACTCTACTTGAGCCTCTAACCTACCAAAATCTCTTGCGTCAATTTCAGCCATTTGCTACCTTTCGGGGTCTTCCCATACGCTTAATTGTTGGAATTACAGGCGCAAATGCGGTATCTGTACGTTCAGAATCAAATGATTCTATGGTTACTTCTTCTTCATCAATCCTTACATACCCCTGATGACCCTTCATAGAGTCAATATCATGCTGATATGTAAAAGTTACAGTGTTACCTGACTGAAGACAACGAAAAGTAGCCATAAAACCCTTAAATGAGAAAGGGGGGACTAGCCCCCCCTATCCTTACACCATACGGACAATAATAATATCCATAGTGGCTGATGCCAAGTCTGCTGTAGAACCTGACTCGTTTTGGATGCGGAATTTGACTGTGTTTGCGGCACTGACATAGCCAGTAACTGTTAAACCAACCAAATCTACAGCCAAAGATGCACAAAGAACCATGTCACCCAAGGCGACACCAGCCACTGTTACATCATCTGTCTCACCAGCACCATCGACTAATGAGCCAGCATTTAAGGTGCAAACAACTGACCAAGTATCAGAGAATAAACCCCGAAAACTGTCATTACCTCTGCGTGTTACAACTGCACTTGCTGTTGCCATTTTGATTTCTCCTAATTAGGTTAAAAAAGTCCCCCCACCACTAGGGCAGGGGGCGCAACTGCAATTAGGCAGGAACCAACAAAGCGAACATAGATGCAGACTTAGCCGCACCAGCGCTTGCCGCCGCACGGAGAATTTGAACTCCGTAAAGTGTGTCGGCAGTGTACAAAGTTGCAAGGTAGGGCTGTTGGTACTGAACTTGTGAGCGAATAGCCATTTGTTCAACCAAAACCAGTGAGTCCTTATGACCCATCAAGCAAACTCGTGGATTGTTAGTGCCTGAACCTGTGTCGCAGTTAGAAGACACAAACACAGGGATACCATACAAGTTACCGATTTCACCAGTGCGGATAGTACTGTTAGTACCACCAACAAAGGCTTGTTCAGTGTAACGAGCCAAACCCATCAAAGTGTTGCGGCTTGAGGGAGGAATCAAGAAGAAACGCTGATCC